TGTTAATAGCAATAACTGAAATTAGGTAGTTGTCATCTGCAGTAAATAGGGTAGTTCCGCTGGATCCAAAATCTACATCTGTAGCAAGATGAACTATTCCTCTGCGTTCAATTGCCGCCATTTAGTATCCTAACCACCACGTAGTTGCTAAATCAGCACTGCCAGCAGTGCCTGTTCCCGCTGGTCCTGTTGGACCAATCTCTCCTTGCGGACCAGTTGGTCCAGTATCTCCTTGGATACCTTGTGGTCCAGTTGGTCCCGCAGGCGATGCGCCAACTTCAACCCAATAACTGTCATAGTATACAAAAGCTTTACCTGTTTCTGGGTCAAACCAAGCATCACCAGGATTAGCAGTTACTGGTAATGTTGAATAAGCAAAAGCTCCTAAAGGACCAGTTGGTCCAGTTGGTCCTGTTGGACCAGTTGGACCGGTTGGACCTGCAAGTTGCCCAGCGTCATCCCATGTAGAAGTTAACGCATCCCATACCCAAACGTGCCCACCGTCTTCTTCAACAATCCAAGCATCACCAGGATTACCGGTTTCAGGAAGATCAGCAATTAAAGTTTTTGTTCCAAGAAGATTAAATGATTCTCCTTGTGGTCCAGTTGGTCCAGTTGGTCCAATATCACCTTGTGGTCCCGTCGGACCAGTAATACTTTCTCCTTGCTCACCTTGAGGTCCAGTAGGTCCTGTTTCTCCAATAGGACCAGTTGGTCCCGTTGGACCTTCTGCACCTTCTAAACCAGCTAGACCTTGTTCACCTTGCGGACCAGTTGGACCTGTTGGTCCTGTTGGTCCTGTTGGTCCTTGAGAGCCGGTAGGTCCTTGGATACTTCCAACGTTTTCCCAGTCAGAAGTAGTTGCGGACCAAACATATAAACTTCCATTTACTAAATAACTGTCACCAAGATTTCCAGTCGGATGAGCGGCAACTAAAGCTTCAAAACTCTCATAGGATCCAAGTATTGTTACGCCAGTTCCCTGTGCTCCAGTTGGGCCAATTTCTCCCTGAGGACCAGTAGGACCAGTAGCTCCAACTTCTCCTGTTGCGCCAGTAGGACCTGTTGCACCAATTTCGCCTTGAGCACCTGTTGGACCGGTTGCACCATCGGTACCAGGTAAACCCGCTAAACCTTGTTCACCCTGAGGACCTGTTGGACCAGTATCACCTTGTGCACCTGTAGGTCCAGTGACGCCTTGAGCACCTGTTGGACCAGTAGCTCCTGCTGCACCTGCGGGTCCTGTAGGACCTGTTACATTGCTATCTGCTCCAGTAGGACCAGTTGCTCCGGTAGGTCCGATTTCGCCTTGAGGTCCAGTAGGACCTGTAACGGTCGATGCCGCACCAGTAGGGCCGGTGGCACCAGTAGGACCTTGAGGACCTGTTGGACCGACAATTTGTCCTACGTTATCCCAAGTATTGCCTTCCCAAACGTAAAGATCTCCGTCGATGATGTAAGCATCGCCCTTGACCTGTCCAGTTATTGCATACAGTTGAGCGGTATTAGCTAAAGATCCTTGAATAGATATTCCGGTTCCCATTGGTCCGGTAGGACCTGTAGGACCAGGGACTGTTGAAGCAGCTCCAGTAGGACCAGTAGGACCAGTTGCACCTTGTGGACCATAAGGACCTGTAACACCTTGTGCTCCTGTTGCTCCTGTAGGACCAATAGCTCCAGTTGGACCAGTGGCTCCTGTTGGACCAATTGGACCTGTTTCACCACGAGAACCAGTTGGACCAGTTGCTCCCGCTGTACCAATAGGCCCTGTTGCACCCGTTGGACCAGTGGGTCCAGTTACATTTGATGCAGCACCAGTAGCGCCAGTCGGACCTGTTGGTCCCTGTGCACCTGTAGGGCCTTGTGCACCAGTAGCACCGGTAGCTCCTGCAGCGCCTGTTGCGCCGGTAGCTCCGGTAGGACCAGTAATTGATGTGCCAGCAGCGCCTGTTGGTCCGGTTGGACCAGTTGGACCAGCAGGGCCTGTTGGTCCACTGCCGCCAGTTCCAGGCTCAACAATAACTACAGGAGTTGAATCCTCAGTTATTTCTATAATCTCGATTTCGTCAGACACTGAAATTTCCCTGGGTAGTCGTTACTTCTGTGCGAGTAAATACCTTGCCAGTCAGATACGTCTTAACTCCACCCAAGGAGTCTGTGAGTTGTATATCCCAATATGCAGTTCTAGGCAATGTTGCCGTCACTTCTGGATCAAGGTGAAGAAGCAGAGTATCTAGAGTTCCGCCAGAAACAGACGCTTCCTTTGTAATGTCAAATGTAGCAAGAATAAGAGGCCCAACTTGATTAACAGGATACTTTGGAAATAGCCGTATCTGCGAAAGAGGGGTAAGTGTAGCCAAATCCTTGTTGAACTTGAGACGGAGATTGAATTCGTCCCCAGCGTATATAGAAAGATCTCGTGTAGGTACTGGACCTTCTGGAGTAATGTCGCCATAGTTTGGCATTGGAAGAAATACTCTTTGTGGCAGGGATCCGTCGTCGATTTCCTGTGGACGATAAACAGGTACGTAGCGGTTTGTACGACGGCTGATACGACGTAAAGTAAAGGTTTCGATCTTGTACATTCCAAGACCCAGCATGTTGCAAAGCTCACGGTACTGTTCTTTACGTTGCTGTACTAGCTCCATAAGCTGGCGATAGCGCTCAGAACGAGGGATAGAAACACCGTCTGGAGAGATAATATCAATGTCAAATGCGGCGTCTGTAGCTAGGGTATATAGGGCCATGCTTGAAGCCAAAATTACTAGTGGATACTCATCGATAGAAGGCAGCGTAGTCATAGTTGCCCTTGCGCCATTACTATCTACAGTAGTTCTTGCATGCTCGTTAAAGGCAGTCTCTACGTAGTATTGAATTTCAGAGTCTGTAAAGTATTTAAATGTTGTGCCAGAAATAGTAACAGTGGCACCGTCTACGGGAGCTGTAGCTAGCTCAATCATTCCAACGACCTCTTCTACAACTGAGGTGCTTGATACGTTGGTACTGCCCACCTTAACAATCAAGGTAGATGCTTTTACTGGGGCATAAGTTAATTGAAAGCGTTTATTAACGCCGTCACCTTGAAAGGTTTCTACAAAGGATCGGCCAATATCACCGATCTCAGCACGAAGTCTGTCAGAAAGCGCTGTAAGCGTGGCCACAAGATCCTCCGGCTATCATCAATCTAATCATCCAATTGTTTTGGATATTAATCCTGCTAAACATAAGAAGCCCACTCCAACAGGAGGGCGTTTGTTGGAGCGGGCAACTTAATAGACGGCTTAGAGCCTGTCGTACAGATAGCCCTTCTCCTGAAGATGCTGAGCCACTGCTTTTGATACTTTGTATTTTTTACCAGCTTGGAATGAGTAATGATTACCCACACCAATGGTTACAAAGTCCAAATCTTCCGCTACTCGGATTACTGTTGATTCATCTGCGGTGGAAACTCCAACGCTTTCGACTTCATCAATTACAGTAGGAACGCCTGGTACTGTTAGATCCACTACCTCTGTTTCTAAACGAGCTACGTCAACTGCCGTAGCAATTGACATTTCTTCTGCTCGCTTTGCTAGAGCCTCAGCATTTTGCTTAATAAGCTCTTCGCGTTGACGTCCAGTGACGTCAGTTACTTTTGCTTTTGCCACGATTATTGTTCTCCTAAAAGTTTAGTAGGGGAGCCGGTTTTCAAATATCCGGCTCCCCCAAGATTTACTAGTTGGTTTCTGCCAACACTACAGACTGGTCAGTAATTAGACCAAGACCGTAGATAGCATACCAAGCAAGCGCATGCTCACGACCGAAGTCAAGAATACCGCCATCGCGGAGCTCAACTGGTAGAGAGATTGCGTGACCAAATGCATTGTCACCAATAAAGATAGCTGTGTAGCGATCCTTGTTACCGTTACCGGTCTTTGTTACTGGAGTGGTGTAACCGCCACCAGTTGGGTAGACAATTGAGCCAGGAGCAACAGCGGTATCGGTGGTGTAACCAGAACCTGCACCGTTTGTTACTTTCTGGATTTGGGTTGTCTCAATGAATACTGTGTCGTACAAACGACCGATTTCACCGAGCATGAAGTTACCTGGAGCAGCGTACTTAGTTACTTCGATGAACTCTGGGAGGTCACGAAGACGACGGCTCTGGTGTGGGTGAACGAATGCCACATAGGTTTCACCCAACCGTGGAATGTTCTTGGTTGCTAGAGTCTCGACAGCGTCCTTAACAGTGTGAGTTGTAAGGTGGAAGTTACCAGTCAAGGAAGCACGTGATGTTCCAACGGTTCCTGAGGTATACCAGTCGTTAACAGCAACGTTAGCAGAACGATCATAACCGTAAATAACGGAAGATGCTGCCATGAGTGTGTCACGAGCTTGTCCATCGAGATAGAGGGCCATGTTACGGCCAAGTAGACGTGAGGCTGATGCCATTACGTCATCGAATGATGCGTTCAATAGAAGCTCAGAAACTGCAATAGCATAACCATGCTCAGCAACAGTAATTGAGAATTGCTGTGCGGTTAGTGCCTTAGTTTCCATGCGAACACCTTCGACAAGTGCTGATGCAAAGCCGAGGTTGTTGTAACGCATAAAGTTGATCTGAAGACCTGGTGCAACGCCAAGCTCTGTCTTCTTAACAGCGAACTGTTCGAAGCGAAGAATTGGCATCGACTGGAAAAGAATTTCCTTTGACCAGATCGTCTGGATTGCTTGCGTAAGCTGGCTATTTGCGCCAGAGTACGCTGTAGGTGCGGCAGCTAAATTGCCGGTACCTGTGAGGGCTGATGCCATGTCGGTCTTACTCCTTAGTGTTTAGTTTAATAAGTTATAACTTAACTACCCGAAGATTCCCTTGCCACGATCAGCTGCTACTGTTCCTAGCAACTTCCCGCGGTATTTTGCGTACTCGGTAACCGACATAGCGGCTATTTGCTCCGCTGTAAACTGCTGTTGGTCCGAATTTGTGTCCAGGGGTCCGGAAGGTGGCGCGGTTACCCGGCTACCTGTCATTTCACGACGAGCAGACTGCATAGCCTGCTGTGCTGAGTCAAGGATACGCGATGAGCGCTCCTTTAATCCTGCGATACTTTGCTCTATTTCTTCCTTGGTATTACCAGTGATTAGGTCGAGCAACTCGGGGATGATGTTTTCACGCTCCTCATTTAGGCGACCTGAGCGATACTCGCTTAATTCAGCGAATTGGCGCTCGCGCTCTAGGAGGGTGAATGCTTTTTCCCTCTCGAGTCTTTCTGACTCAAGTTTTTCCGCCCATTCTTTTTCTTTTGTTTCCAAAAGCTGACGGACGTCCATCTCAGCTTCGGCCTTCTTACGGGCCTCAGCTTCTTGTTCTGCACGAAGCCTCTCAGCTTCTGCGAGACGTTCTTCGCGCTCCTTCTTCAGAACGGCAAGCTCTTCCTTTAGAGAATCTATTTGTGGGTAGAGCTTAGATTTCTCTTGCTCACGCACTTTCTTTAGATCCTCCTCAGTATAAGACTTGTTAGGAGTCTGCGACTGGACGGGTGCTACGAGTGTATCTGTCGTTGCCGGAACATCCTGGAAAAACGCTTCCTGGGCTTCAGGCGAATCAACAATATTAGTTGTTTCTGACATATATATTCCTTAGGTTTTGGAGGTCGTTGTCCGAATTAATGCCACGATGACCTGCGGATTTATTTGGGAATAGGCTTGCAAAGAAATGGTTTTTTGTCAGCCTAAACTTAGTTATCCCCGTATTTAGAGTCTTCTGGTGAAGTACCTCTACGTTGAGGGATTTTGGTTCCATATGCTTTGGTAACCAACTCTGTGGACATTTGCTCGAGTGTCTGTGCCTCGAACGGAGTTACGACGCCAGGTTGTCCTGAAGGACCTGGGCCGACACCAGCGCCAACATCATTTCCAGGAGCGGGTTCCATGCCCTGGTTTTCTGGTAGCAAGCCGGTTAGGGAAGCAATAGCTGAGTTAATTTGGGACCTAATTAGGTTAAGAGCCCCATCTGCCTTGGCATCTTCAATGAGCTCTGTACGAATTTCGTCGAGCTTCTCGTCTGGGAATTCTTCGCCAAGAGTGCGAAGGGCGCCTTTACGGCTTTCAAGATTCATTCCCATCTTAGTTTGGATCTCGTTCAACACAATCAATTTATCAAGAGGCAACGGTTGTGGGAAATGTACGGTTGTCTCGTAAGTTAGAGGGTCATTAATGTCTAGAACTGGACGTTGATCTGGCTTTATTGGTCCATTAAATTCTGGATTGTATATAAATAGTTCAGGCTCTTTTACAGC